AAGTGTTCGTTAGTTCTCCGCTGGTTATAGCTTCTCCAGCAACTAACCATACACATGGCAAGAGCGCCGCCCATCGAAATGCAGGCAGCGCCACTGCAGCTCTCATCGCGCAGAGTCTTGGGAAGGAACCCTACTACATTCAGCAGTCTTTATCTGATGTTAGGAAAGGGCGAGCGGGAGACCGTAGTTATCACTGGGCCAAGGACCTTGGAGTACCAGCCCGTGATTTTACCTTCGACCCGGTTAACCAAGCGGCAGTTCTTGTTGATGTAGACCATTACATTGACATGCCAAACCTTCTTGCCAGGTTCCCAGGGACGTATTTCATTGCTACGTTCCAGCCCCAGGTGACAGCATTGTCTGAGGGCGAATACTCCTTTAGGTTCACCAGTCAAAATAAGGTTCAATATCGCGTTAGTGGAGGCGCCATGTATGAACACGAGGTCTGGGACTTTAAGGGAGACACGATCCTTGCGGAGATCAGCTCGTTCACTAAGCGCACTGTTGTGGCTTATCATGTGGACCGCAAGAGACTACATGATCATCACGTGTTGATTATGCTCACGGTTATCGGCAAGTTTGAGATGCCATCATTTGTCCCAGTGTGGACTGTGATACAAGGCACTAGACTTGAACGACTTCGCCCAGTTGATAACGGACATGCAGTTCTCGATGTTGTCAGACCAGACGGACTTTACCGAAGCGTTTCAATTCTTGGTGATTATACAAGTGTGACTTTGCCTATGGCTCAGTTTGACGCAGCTCATGCGGTTGCGAGTGTCGCTAAGGTGCCCATTACCCCTGCGATGGTCGCGAGCAATATTGCGCCTTCTGATGCAGCTGGTTTGCCTATGGATAGATTGCAACCAGGACATGCTGCCATTGTTTCAAGCTACATTAGGGCCGGAGTTCCATTCAGCCCGCCGGTGGTTTACCCTCCGTCAGAATGTGTCGTGCCAATTTATTTTGGAAAGCATGACTATGATGCACCGGTGCCCATGAAGGCGTTTGGCAGTCCTCTGATCGGACCTTGTTATGCCTACGCCTCCTCAATCGCCTCTGATGACAGATGTATCACAGGGCGTGTTGAGTCCTTCACTTCGAGACCTAGCTTTAGCGTCCCACCCAAATTGGCGGGATATATGGCTGAGTTTGCGGAGCGGCTCATCCCAACTCCTCACATTGGAATGCCTTTGGAGTTGGACGAAGTCCAAAGAAGGCAGGATCGCCCATCACAGAGACACATTTTAGATGAGGCCTCTGTATCTGGGTCTTTCTTCAAAACCATGATTAAGGCTTTTGTTAAGAAAGAGACGGCAGTTAAGCCCAGCGATCCTCGAAATATCTCAACTCTGGTGCCTCAGGTCAAGCTGGCTTATAGCAGCTACCTGTATGCATTTCATGGTGATGTCATGGCAAGACAACCGTGGTACGCGTTTAGATACTCCCCAAAGGAGTGCGCGCAAAGAGTTGCTGATATTCTGTCCACCGCTGAGCACTCGGTTTGTGCTGATGCGAACCGTTTTGACGGTCACGTCAACCGAGTAGCCCGCGTTTTCGAAAGAGTGTGTTTGCTGAGGCACTTTGATCGTCAATATCACGCGGAGCTCAATGAGTTGTTGGACAAGCAGGTTGGAATTCCCGGAGTTACTACTGAGGGGAGAAAGTACGCCACTGGAGACACACGGGCGTCAGGCTCTCCTGAGACTTCAGATATGAATTCGACCGACACCGCTTTTATCGGATTTTGCGCATGGCGAGAGACCAAGATTAATGGCGTCTGCTGCACACCCGATCAAGCGTGGTCCAAGCTGGGAGGCTATGGAGGTGACGATAGCGTTGAAGGCGCTGTTGATCCTGTTGCGCTCAAAAGGAGTTCGGAACTCATGGGCCAAAACTACAAGATCAAGGTCATTCCCCGTGGAGCAGTTGGGGTTGAATTCCTCAACCGTCAATTCGGACCAGATGTCTGGAATGGCGATCCAAATAGCCTTGCCAATCCATCAAGACTTCTTTCGAAGCTTTGGGTTGGTCCAGCTACACTACCTCGTCCACTCGAACGATTTGCAGAGAGAGCATCTGGCTATTATCGAATGGACCGCAATTCACCAGTGATTGGGGAGATCGTTAGGGTCGCCCATGATCTGCTTGGAGAGCGAACAGAAGGAGAACTCATGCCCTGGGCCGGTAGAATTGATATTGATTCAAACTGGCCGAATGAGGACTCAGGCTGGATGATTGATGTGTTTAATGCATCGATTCCAGACTTCGACTTTGACAGATTCAGAGAATGGATTGCAAAGGTGGAAACCTGCAGACAACCAGATTTGTTGTTACAGGCCCCTCTTTGCACTTCAGCGAAGCCTGATCCAGAGCCTAGTTTCACTTGCGTCCTTGCAGAGAACTTAGTTCACGTGGATGTCAAGAAAGAGACCACTGCTGAGATGCCGACAATGGTTATTCAGTTTGGAGATTTGCCACCTGATGTTGTCGAAGCCGATCGACTTCAACCAATTTTGAAGACCACTGGTTTGAAGGAGAAAGTCGAGAGAACAAACAATCGCAAGCGTATTGCCACCGACCCAGCTACTTGGATGTATACACCCAGCCGTAAATACCCGGGTCAAACCGAGGCTGAGTGGAATGCATGGAGAGCCCAGATGGCAATCCGTTGGGGCAAACAGCCAGAGTGATTTGTTTGAGTGGGGTCACTCCCCAGATTCGTGCCCGATGCCTGGGATAAGTGCCTTGGGTAGCGTCCCGATATAATAAAACGCTGGCTGCCGCTGTGTGATTCGATGAGTGAGGTGGACGCGCCCATTCTACCGAAATTAAACAAGAGAAATTAGACTACAGAATTTGATTCAATCAATTTATCTGTTTATTAGTAGATTAAACTAACACACACTGGAATACTTTTGCAAACCGTGTCAGAGAAAAGGTGAAACGCTGGATTTCTGTAAACACTGTCAATCTTTATACTGTCTAGCAGATCAAGATATCGAGGAGATTTGGAAACAATGTCAAGCAACTCGAGAGCAAATGGATTGTCGAAGCCCTCTGCCGCTCAACGAGCCGCCCAGTCCGCAAGAGACAAGCGACTGGCTGGCCTTCGAGCAGGAGGTGTTCAAAGTAAGCGATCCAATTCCAATTCCCGTTCCCAAACGCAAGCGCCAAGAGGACGGGGATCGGCACGGTCCATTGCGCAAGCACCCGTCGTCGGTTTCTTTGCGCCGGTCTCAGAGGGGACCATTATGAAGTCGGTCAAACCATCGTTCCAACGATCGGCTCAAAATATGCAACGTATCATCCATAGAGAGAAGGTTGGTAAGTTGTCAACGCCAGGTACTGGAGCATTCACTATACTTCAGACACTCGCCTTAAATCCGGGGTTAGCTCAATCGTTCCCCTGGTTGTCTAATGAGGCGTTGGGTTGGGAGTCCTACAGATTTAACCGTTTGAGGTTTATCTGGGTTCCAACCTCTGGCACTGCGGTAGCTGGAAATATAATCATGGCACCAGATTACGATGCTAGTGATACAGCTCCCTTGGGTGAGACATTTTTGTCTTCTTACTCAGATTGTGAGGAGGCAAACGTGTGGGCCAGATTTGCTGCTGACCTTGAGCCTCAGTTGTTGAATTCGACAACCAAGTCAAGGTATGTGCGCAATGGCCCAATCCCAGCCTCCACTGACATCAAGCTCTACGACGCAGGCAATTTCTTCGTCGCATCTACTGATGATGCTGTGGTTAATGCCGGCAAGTTGTGGGTTGAGTATGATATTACTTTGTTCAACCCTCAAACTCCAGGCGGCGGTTTTCCTGCATCCACTACTGTTCAAGGACAGACTGCGATGACAGCCGCTGCCCCTTTTGGAACTGACCCCGTAATTAGGGGCAGTATTGCCGCAACTGTTGCTGGACTAGCTCTTACCGTTCAAGGCGCATTGGTGGGCACTGAGATCTGTGTTACCGCCCATGTTGCAGGTACAGCGCTAGTCGCTTTCTCTGATACTGCCACTAACTGTACTGTTAGGAGCCACCTCGCTGTTAATTGCGTTGATGGTGGAGCCGTCTCAATTGTTTGTATATCGACATATCTTGTTACGGCACAGAATCCTGTAATCACTTTTGCGTTGACTGCAACCACTGTGACCTCTAGTCAGATTGTCCTTACACAACTGACCCCATTGCCTGGATTTTAGAGAAAACCCGACACCTGTCGCTACTCTATAGATTAGATGGAGAGCGCTACCCGTGCAACGAGGGTTATAATATCGGGCATCCGCATTCGGGATTATTATTCCGATGGGCGCTTCATGCCAGAGTTAGGCCAGAAAGGGCGGGCCGAAAATCCGTCCTGGGACCAGATTGTTCCGAAAGAAACGGCGGGCTGTAAATCCGTCGTGGTGCGAGAATCCCCAATATACCCGGGGCCACCGAAAGAATAGAACCCCATCCTGCGCGCACAGTTAGGATGGTTTAATTTAAC